GATTAGCATCTTGAATATAGGCATAACAACTAATAAAAAGAAAGGTATGCCCATAACCATTGTGTATATCAAGTACATAACATATATCCTTTCTGCTTTAAATTACCTTACGAATATCATATATAAATATTATTGTCAAACGATTTGACTTTAATAAATAATTAGTATATAAATTTAATTGTACAATGATATAGTGCAGGCGAGATTAGTAAAGCTGAACTGCCTATATTGGGGGTAGGGTTGCAACGAGAAACCTACATCGGGATCACGAGATATATCTCAATGAATCCTATAGATCTGTGCGTTGGTTCTGTAAAATGTATATGCTTGGCAAAGTGTATATGTTCTCCAACGCATGAGCCTTTAGTACACAGAATTCTTACAGCTGTGAGATAGAGTACATTGGAACACCGATCATTGATTAAATAAAGAATTGGAGGTGTTTAAATAGTCCAGTTTTAGGGTGATTACCTAGATAAAAAAATCCAGTGTACTCGTAACTTATTTGACACACCCATACATAAGTGTTATAAATAGGAATAGTTAATCAGAAAGGAAATTACTTATGACAACCAAACCACAAACTAATACGGTTGATTTCTTTATAGGTTTACCTAAAGAATTTAAACCTGTAAGTAGTTCAAATAATTCAGATGACAATAGCGGTATCAAGACTGCGATATTTCTATTAAAGTCAAATGAATGGTCGTTTGATAATGATCCCGATTGCATTAAGAAAACTGTTATCATGGATATATTAAACGATTATAATGCTCCTTAAAAGTTGTTAATATTAAACAAGCGAGGTACACATATGACATAACTAAAATATTCCCTCTTAGTTATTTAACATCGAATGGCATGGCGAGTAAGAAATTATTCGCTATGTCTTAATTATAATTTTCCTATTTTAAAAGCGTGAAAGCCTTTCCGCTATGTCTTAATCATAAGACCCTAATTTTTTTCCCGTGAAAGTTGTAGAACATTTAGAGAACATTTTAACGTGTAAATATGTTCATGGTTTGTTCTGGTATTCCAAAATTGCATAGGCTAAAGGGTATGCAAAAACAACATAGCTAAAAAAATAATTATTTTTATTTTGGCCACAATCCCGCCTTGCCATAGCCCTATTTTTTTAATAACTTAAAAACAGTTTTGAATTTTTTAATTTCGCATAACATAAAAATTCTAGGTTAGATCCCGCAGTATATTCTTTAAAAGTGACAGAAATTTTAAAGTTTAAATCTGGCTGAGGCTCTTGGAAAATGGTAACCGAAATTGTTCAAAACAATTAAATCAATCAAATATAGAAAGGTCATTTTATGAAAATAAAAGACACAAAAAAAGTTGATAAAAAAGAAACTGATTTATCAACTAAGACTTGGAATATGGTTCAAGATGTTGCAAGCAATGAGAAGAAAGTTAACGGCCAAATGTTGTTTATTTGTAAAAATACATTTGATATTTTTAAAAATGGAAATATGGACATTGCCCCGTACTTTGGCGAAAAAGTTAATAATGTTGATCCGATGAATATGTTTTTTAATACCGATGGATCAAGAAAGACTTTAATTGCTAAGGACTTCGATTTGTTTGTTACTCAATGCATAATTCCCGCACTTGGGCAAAACTTGAATGACTTTCAAAAAAATCACCCTTATGAATACGCAGTTTTAAAACAAGCGTCACCCGTTGTAATGTTTATGATTTGTAATCATGCAACATATTCAAAAGGTACTTTTTTAAATATGGAAACTGATCCTGTTCAATTTAAACTTGATTGGAGTATTTTAAAAACGTCAGTGATTATTGATCCAACAGAAGAACAGAAAGCGGAAAACGTTTTCAGATCATCTTTGTTTCAGAACTTCTTTTTAAAGGAAGAAAAAGGCAAAGATTATTATTGCACTTTTAGAGGTGAAAGAGGGCTTGTTGAGTTTGTTAAGCAATATTTTTTACCAAAAAAAATTGTTAGCGAAAACGTTAAGAATGCTGTAGAATCTGAGACATTTAAAGCAGTTCAAAAAATGAATGACTTAGAAAAAGGCGTATTTGGAACAACTCACAATTTAACGGTTGTATCTAAGGAAGAGCAGGGAAAAGGCGGTAACATGGATCAAAGGCTTAAGAATGAAGTTGAGCAAATGACCCTAACAGCTGAGAAGGTTATAGATTTATTCGCTAAGAATAAAAACCCAATAACCCAAAAGGCTTTAGCCGATTTATACTTCTACATTGTTGATGCTTTAAATGGTGAAAACTTTGAAGAGTATATGAAAACTAAAACGAAGGCCAAAATAGAGTTTAACCCAATGGTTAATAAAACAACCTTCGACACAGAAACAGGTGATTTCTGGAAATATGTTAGCCAGATATAGTTATCACCCCAAATGCTATTGCAAGGTTTGTAGTTTCTATAAATCTTGCTTTGGCAGTAATGCAGGAAAGGTAGCAAATCAAATGAACATTTTTATTAATGTTTCAATAATATTACTTGGTATATTCAACATAACTATTTGGAGTTATTTGGTATACCTTTTAATCTCTCTCTAAGTTAACAAGGGAACACCCAAGGGTACAAAATTCCGTACTACCTCGGGTGTTCTCAGGTGTTAACAAAATATCCCTTAAAAAATTTACTCGGAAAACTCTAGGGCTACGCCCTGAGTTTCCCTCGAGCCTATCTAGGCTAATAAGGTAGCCACAAGTGGCTCCATAAGTCTACAAAAAAAATCCTTAGTCATACCCCATGCGTGTGCCACGGGGGGTACTCTATATACTATATATACGGAAGCCATAAAATCTGAGAAACCCTTGTTAACCACTGGGGGCTAGGGAATATTCTAGTAAATGTACTAGGGAATACCCTAGGGGGTAGCTGTAAATTCTACTATGATATATATGTTAGACCCCCCTGGCAGTGCCTAATAACATTATACACCTCACATCCACATTTGTCTATTGCTATAATGTCGCATATGAAATTTAACCTGAAAAATCCCTTGACAAATTGGGTATTCACCCTTATAATAAACCTTATACATTATTCAAAGGACATATATACACAGAAATTGCCAGTAGGCACAAAAGGGTCATCACGAATAATAATTAAACTATGAAATTCGCAGCAAACATACCAAGTTATTTAAAAACAGGACAGGGTGTATTCCCAGTCAAAGAAAGTTCTATGCCAAAGCGTATAGAATCTACTAATTTTTATGAAAACGCTAAACAAGGTTTTAATATGCCTACTACAAATGAGACATCAATGCCTTCATTTGCACCAGTAAGCGATATTACTAGGGATGAACCAATGGATGCTGAGAATTTCCTAGAAAAGATGCAGGATGGTATGAATAAAGAAGTACCAAGCCTAGATATTAAATCAAATAAACAAAGAAATGATTTAAATCTAGATGCAGAACCTGTAATGCCGATGTTACCACTAGAACAAGTTACTCCTCCTAAAGAATTAATGGCAGGAAAGAAACCTTTACCAGGACAGCAAACACTACCAGGAGATTTCCCTACTACAGGTGAGATAAATGATAAAGAAGCAGCTGATAGGTATGACGATGATCTAGAAGAAAAGGTAATACAGGTAGACGAAGATGTATTCATCGGTTAAAGAACTACCTTTTAAAGAATTAATGGAGATTATAAATGCAAACAATGGATTCTTCTATAGCAAAGACTCAAAAAAGAAACTTAACAGATATGCAGGAGAAGTTTCTAGATGTTTTGTTTACAGAAGCACAAGGAAACCCCAGAGAAGCAGCTAGAATTGCTGGTTATTCTGAACACAGTTATCCTAAAGTCATTAGAAATCTCAAGAAAGAGATAACAGAGTTAGCGGAAACCCACTTATCTACGCACTCTGCCAAAGCGGCTACTAGGTTAACAGCCTTACTAGACGAAGACGGCACTACACCGCAGGCAAGTATTCGTCTAGCAGCTGCGAACTCATTATTAGATAGAGTTGGTATAACAAAGAAAGATCAGCTAGACATAAACATGAAATCATTACACGGAATTTTTATATTACCACCAAAAGATGGAACCAATAAAGATAAAGAAGAGAGCTAGAGTAGTACCTTTCGGCTTTAAACAAGCTGAAGACCCACACTACTTAGAGCCCGTAACAGAAGAATTAGATGCTCTTAGACAAGCAAAAGAATATTCAAAGACTTGTTCACTAAGAGAAACTGCACAATGGCTACATAGAAAAACAGGAAGATACATATCACATGTCGGACTTAAAAAAAGATTTGAACGAAGTAACACCACCGAAACCCAAGAAAGTAATTCGACAGAAAGCCAAGAAGTCAGTAACACAGATTCTAGCTCGCACTCGTAAGAAAGTTGCAAAGGCAGAACAATCTCTACGTTCTGCTAAACGTCACGCAGAAAATACCAAAAGTAAACTGTTAACTATTAACAAAGCACTAACTGGTAAAGAGACGCAACTACTTACTGAAGACATAATCGAGAGTGCACCTAAGACAGTACAAGAGCATATCAACCAGCAAGATGTAATCTTTAAGCCCAACGGTGGCCCACAGACACAATTTCTTGCAGCTTCCGAAAGAGAAGTTTTTTATGGTGGAGCCAGAGGTGGTGGTAAATCATATGCGATGCTAGTAGATCCACTTCGCTATTGTACAAAAGCAAGTCATAGAGCACTCCTAGTGAGGAGGACTATGCCAGAGTTAAGAGACTTAATTCAAAAGTCTCAACTATTATACTCGAAGGCATATCCTGGTGCAAAATGGAGAGAACAAGAAAAAGAGTGGCGATTCCCATCGGGGGCAAAGATCGAGTTTGGTTACGCAGAAAACATGACGGATGCGTTAAGATACCAAGGTCAGTCTTACACATGGATAGGAATAGACGAACTTCCACAATATCCTTCGCCAGACATATATAATTTTCTAAGATCTTCTTTAAGATCGGTTGATAAAGATATACCTGTATATTTGAGAGCAACAGGTAATCCTGGTAACGTTGGCTCACAATGGGTACGAGAAATGTTCGTAGATCCCGCTGAACCAAATACCGCTTTCAATATAGGCATTGATACACCTAATGGAAAAAAATATATAACAAGAAGATTTATACCAGCTAAGTTACAAGATAATCCGTACCTTATGCAGACTGATGATTACTATGCAATGT